GACTTCCGAGCCGCTGGTATTTCTGCCCCTTGGGAATACCAAAACCGCCTTAACGATATGTTCCAGTATGACGGTCGCTACTTCAGCGTGGTGTCCTACCGAGTCCGTGGTCGCGCCCGAGATGATGTCATGCTCGTTGTTGAGGGTATTGAAACCTACATCTCACAGGAAATGGTCAATGACCCAGGTCCTGCCCCTTATTCAATTTCTAACCTTCCTTGGCCTACATCAATAGCAAATTTAGGATAAAATACATGTATTGGAGATGCGCGTCTTCAATGCACATTGCTTAGATTCTCAAAGGAGGTAGTTATGTCTTTCTATACCTTTGGTATCAAATCTATGGCTTATAAAGACTCTTTAATACCTATCTCTGAAGACGATCCACTTGTTCAGATGGTTGAATACTTTAATGGTAAGAGCAATAAATTTAACAAGGCTGTCGTGGACGGTATTAAAAAGTACGAAAAAGAAGCGCGCTCTAATCTAGGCATGTATCCCGAGTGGGCTGAGATTGCTCCCCACCTCACAGTTGGACTCTCTACGGATGGGCAATCACTTTCATATTCCATACAGGGTGGCTCTGATATTGAGCAAAAGTACATGGAACTTGAGTATGGTGGTCCTAGTAGTGGTGCTGGTGGGCGTGTTCGTTCAATGGCAAATAGCGGAGACATTCTGGCTAAAATCCTAGACAATGCCCTAGAGGAGGTTATGTAATGCCTAACCCCGGATTCCTCTTAGCCGAAGACGCTGCTGTAAAGACGCGTTTCTCAGGTATGACCGTGACAGATGATAAGAATGCCGCACGACCCGTACAGGTGTTCTTCCGTTACCCTGAAGGTGATACGGAGCGCACCTACCCATTTATTACCATTGAAATGATTGACATTGTTCATGCCTTGGATCGCCAGCATTCAGAAGTACAGTTATATGCTTCCACTAGCGGAGCCGCTTCTTTGCAATATACGGGGCCAAACGCTCTCCAATACTGGCCTAGCGAGCACTACAATTTTACACAATTTGCTGCGTCTGCTTCTATGGTTGCCACCAATGAATTTGTACCAGTAGACATCCTATATCAAGTGTCTACTTACACCCGCTCTGCCTTGCATGACCGCCAACTTAGTTCTCAAATGCTCCATAGTCGCGCTCGTTTGCGTTATGGCTTTATAGATGTACCTGAGGATGGGACTATCCGCAGATTTGATCTCCTTGATTGGGTTACAGCCGACCTCCTTGACCCTGAGGCTGGCTACCGAAAGAGGATATTTAGAAAAGTGTATACCTTAAAAATGTCCGCAGAAATGACAACTACAAGTATGGTATCCTCTAAGCGAGTTGCCACAATTAGTAGTAGTATTTCTGATACGAACTCCAACCTGACCGAAACCTATTAAATAATCCACTGGAGGATTACTCATGGCTTATACCCGCCCCGGAGTCTATGTAACAGAATCTCCGTTAAAGACAATTGCACGAGCAGACAACGGAACCGCTACTGCGGCTTTTGTTGGTATTAACCCTCGTGGACCACTTACCCCAACCCTGATTACCTCATGGTCCGCATATACCAACCAATTTGGTGACCTGAACACCTTGTATGATTTGGGTTACGCCGTGTATCAATTCTTTGCCAATGGTGGTCGTAGTTGCTATGTATCTCGCGCTACTTACGCTAACGCAGTCAAAGCCACCGCCGCTTCAGTTATGTACTACCAGCCAAATAGCACTACTGCGTCAGCCTCATTGTTTAGTGCCACGGCGCTTGATCCAGGTACTTTTGGTAATGACATCACACTGACCACAACTGCTGGCACTACCACATTAGATGTGGCTTCAAATAACTTCCCAACATTTAACTTGTCGGTTAAAATAAATGGTACAGAAGTTGAATTATGGAATGAACTCAGTCCATCACCAAACAGTAGCCGTTATGCTCCAATTATTGTTAACAACTACTCTGCATATGTAAATATTACTAGTTTTGCCGCACAGACATCAGCATCCGCTGGGTTTACTTACACAGGGGCGAGCGTTGCTGGATTTGCTTTAAATAAAGCACTTACTGGTGGTACTGCTGGTACTGCTGCTGTCGGATCAGCCGCACCAGCAGATTGGGACACCCCATTCTCTACGGCTCTTAATGCTTTGATTGATCTTCCTGAACCTCTTATTATTAACGCAGTTGGTCAGTTCCGTTCTGAAATTGTCAAGTCAGCACTCGCAGTTGCCGCTACTCGTGGTGACTCATTTGTGATTATTGACCCAGACCCGTCACTCACCTCGCAGGTTGGTATCTCAGCAGTGGCTAACACTTATAACTCTGATCAGGGTTACGGCGCAGTGTATTACCCAATGTTGAAGATGACCGATCCCACTAAGACTGGCGTTGGTGCAATCCGTGACACATTCCCAGGTGGTGCAGTTGCTGGTATGTTTGCTCGTACTGAGGTAGAACGCACAGTTGCTAAGGCTCCCGCAGGTTACGGCCTTGAGGTTCGTAATGCTCTCGGACTTGTTACTCCGTTCACAGAAACGACAGTCGGATTGTTGTACGAATCAGGTGTTAATACTTTTAGGGCAGTTCCTGGCGCTGGAATTATTATCCAAGGTGCTCGTACTTTGAACTTAGGTAAGGCTGACAAATACATTCCTGTTCGTCGTACTTTAAACTATGTTAAGAACAGTTCAAAAGAACTCACTCAGTTTGCTATCTTTGAACCCAACGATTCGCGTTTGTGGTCAAGCATTACTGTAAAACTTAATAAGTTTTTGGCTGACTTGTGGGGAGCGGGCGCACTTAAGGGTCGTACCCCGAGCGAGGCATTCTTTGTTGTATGTAACTCCACAAACAACACAGCAACATCTATTAGTAACGGACAAGTGAATGTACAAATTGGTGTATCGTTGTTGTACCCAGCGGAATTTATTGTTATTAATGTAAGTCAATGGCTTGGTGGAAATACCACCATTGAAACTATCTAAGGAGAAACATGGCAGTATTAACTCGTACCGATCCATTGCGTGACTTTAAGTTCACGGTAAAGATTGTCCCAACGGGGACTTTGGAAACGGCTACCGTAGACATTGGTAAACTTGGTTTTGCCGTTGTTACTGGTTTGAGCGTTACCAACGAAATGATCCCATACCGTGAAGGTGGGATGAATACCCACCCACACAAGATGATTGGTCAGTCAGACTTTAACCCCATTACCTTCAGTCGTGGCGTGTTTGAAGGACAAGACCAGTTGTGGCGCTGGCAACAATTCATGCATTCCTGGACTCAGGGTGCTCTTGCTGATGATGCTGGTAGTACTGGTAGCCGTAATGATTACCGTTGTAACATTATTGTTACTGTTTATGACCACCCATACACAGGGGCAGCAGCAGATGCTGCTGGTAATGCTGGTTATTCACAGGACCCAGGGTCATTGGGTCGTACTGTTTCTCCTGGTAATAAGAAACTTGAATTCACAATCTATAATGCATGGCCCGCTGGCTATGCATTAGGTGACCTCAACGCTGGTAATAGTTCAATCATGATCCAGCAGATGACGGTTAACCATGAAGGTTTTGAAATTGACTGGAATCCAACTAACGAAACCGCAACTTCAACCCCAGCCACAACCGCAGTCGCAGTCTGATACATAACACTCACTAGGGTGTTATATTATGAGTACCTAACAAGGAGCATTACATGACAACAAATGTCCAAAGTTTTGACGCTATCTCTATGGAGAGCGCGCCAACCATGCCTAAGTCACCCAATACGGGTGTTGAACTTATTCGTGGAATTAAAATAGGAAGTGATTGGGTTACAAATGCAATCGTCCGGGAGATGACTGGTGAGGATGAAGAATTCCTTTCCAGCATGGAAGCCCGAACAACTTCTAACTATGGTGAGTATGTACTTGCCTTGTTGAAGCGCGTTGTTGTATCAATTGGTGATATCTCAATTAAGCAAACTCCAGTAGTTCTCAACGAGTTGATTATTGGAGATCGTGACTTACTATTCTTGGCAGTTATTCGCGCTACATATGGCGAAACGCGAGAATTCAAAGTTTCGTGCCCGCATTGCAATCAATCAAACGATTTACTTATTGACCTAAACTCTGACTTCCCAATTGAGGGAGATCAAGAGTCAGTCCGCAAGCAAATCAAAGTTATCCTCAGGGATGGTTCAACGCTTAACTTGAATCACCCCAACTCAGATGACAGCGCCAAGATTGGTCGTTCAGGTAAAAATACAGCGCAACAAAACACCATGATGATCGCCCGTTGCGCTCAGATTGATGTTAATAATAAAGAACAATGGGCACGAAATCTAAGCATTGCAGATCGTTCTACCATTATCAGTGCAGTATTCAACGCCAAAGTAGGCCCGAGTCCTCGGGAGGTGAATGCCCCGTGCGGACACTGTAATGAGGAGATTACATTGATGTTTGACTGGGTCTCACTTTTATTCGGTTAATATTGATAATATATACTGGGAATACAACTCCATAGCCACTGTCTACAAAGGATTTTCTTTAAATGAGGTAAAGAACATGCCCGTCAGAGAACGGCTGTTCTGGGGAAAGTTAGCACGGTGGCAAAGTAATGGAGGGTAGTCATGGCACCGCCAAATGAACCAAACATAGCAGGAAATGGCGCTACCCCTACCCCAATCACTGGCGGAGGAAGTCGTCTTGCAAAGATGACACGGGAGGCAACTTCATTGTCGGTTGCTCTTGCTGGTGTTGCTAGATCATTAGATGCCATTACTGCCAAAGGAACTAAAGCCGCCGCCGCTCTAAAAGGTCTTAATGTTGGCGCTACTGGGGGTGTCACCACTGGTGTTGCTCAGGGTAACCAAGGTCACCCAGTATTGGTTAATAGTGGTCCAGCATCCACCACTAGTAGTAACACTAATTACAGGCTTGATCCAGCCGCAAGTGGTGGTGGTAGTCGTCGCATGTCTGCGATGGAGGTAATGCAACAAAGTCGTGGTGGAGCATTCACGAGTGCGGCAATGGCTATTGGTAATGTGGTTGGTGCTGGTGTTGCGGCAATGGATTCGCGTATTGCGCGAGGTTATGAATATTCATCATCAGCCGACAAGATGTCAGTTATGTATCAACAAATTACTGGTCTCAGTAATGCTGGTGTCCGTAATGCTTACCGCCAACCATTAACTAACTACCGCCTCGGTACTAACGGTATTAATGCCCTAATGGCAATGCAGGCATCTACTGGTATTAGTGCTCTTGGTAATGCATCCACTGTTGAGGGATTAAATGCTCTATCGGGATACAGCCTCGGTGCTGAGGGTGTTACTAATATGCTTACTAGTTTAGGTAGCGCCCAAACTACTAACCGCATGTTCATGATGACTGGTCAAAGTCTATATATGCCTGGGGGTGGTCAGCGTAGTGGTACTGAAGTTATCCAAAACCTAGCGCGAGCATCAGGTTTAACTAATCTCAGAAACCCTGGCGGTGCCTTACAGCAAGGTAGTAATACGCGTTCCCTCTTAGCAGATATGGGTGTTGACTCTGCCACTCAAGACATAGTTATCCGATATGCAATGGCAAACCAACAGTATGGTGCTAAGGGTGGCAAGGGTATGTATGACCCTTCTAGCAAGTCTCAGAGGGAGTTTGTCGGTATTGAAGACAACTTCGCTACACAGATTGAAGAAACCACGCGCGTCAAAACTGGGCGCGAAGAAGACTTCTATGGTCGTCAACAGGACAACTTTGCCAAACTTGAAAGGACAACTCAAAGCCTTGAACAGGCATTTGGGAGACTTGAGGATAGGCTTTCAGGAATTGTTGGTAAGGCTATTGAAACCAAGCCTCAGCGAAAGGCGACTGGTGGTATACTTAAGGCATTAGGTCCAGCCGCAATGATGGCTGGTGCGGCTATTTCTACCACTGGTGTTGGTGCCGCTGTTGGTGTGCCATTAATGATACTTGGTGGTCTTGCAACTGCATTCGGTGGTGCTATGGATGCTCCTCCTGCTGGTGACCCAGGTCCTGGTCGTAATCTACCCTCAATGGGTAAAACTGGTGATCCAAATACATCGGGTGGTTCAGGGAAAATGCACCCCACCATGCAACAGCGTGTGGATCAACTAATTGCCGCATCTGGTGGCAAAGTTGGATTGGGTACAGGTTACCGTAGTAAGGCTGAACAAGAAACTATGTTCCGCTCGCGTTATCGTAAGACCTCTAGCCCTGTGGATGCTGAAGGTAAAAAGAACTGGGAATGGGATGGCTCTTACTGGGAGCATGTGAGTGGCGCTCAAGCCGCTCCCCCTGGTCGCTCAATGCATGAAATTGGTCTTGCGGCTGACTTAACTGGTGACATGAGTTGGGTTACCGCTAATGCCGCCCGCTTTGGTTTGAAGCACTTTGAAAGTATGGGGGAGCCTTGGCATGTCCAGCCATCGGAACTTCCTAATGGTCGTACTGAATACGAAAAGCAGGGCCGCCCATGGGGTGGTGAGCCAATGTCATCAGGAGGTGTCTCATCTGGAAGAACTGAACACACTGATGGTGCTTACGGAGGTGGTGGTACAACTAACGCAGGCGTAACTACTGCATCTTTTGCGGGTATGAGTATGGCTGATGCTATCTCTGCGTTCCGAGCAAGTGGATTTCTTGGTTCTACTGGTTTAAGTGGTGGGAGTGGGAAAGGTAGCCCACGGCGCCGAGGTGGTGTTGGTACATCCACTATGCCTACTAAGTCTGGTGGTCAACTAACTGGTGAGGATGTAGCACGATATGCATACAACGCTGGTTTCCGTGGTGAAAACTTAGTTAAAGCAGTGGCTATTGCTTACCGTGAGAGTAGGTGGAATGCAGGGTCATATAACCCTAATGCTTCTACTAAGGACCTTTCGTATGGTCTTATGCAGATCAACATGATCGGCGCTCTTGGACCATCACGCCTTAAGCAATTTGGTCTTTCTAGTAATGAAGAATTATATGACCCAGCGATAAACATGAAAGCCGCCTTCCAAATGTCTGGCGGTAAAGACTTCTATGCATGGGGTCCATATAAGGGTAAAGACCCGTTATATAGCACTAACCCTGAGGCGGCTCGTCAAGCAGTAGCAAATGCAGGATTCAACACAGAAGGTGATCCTGATATCCGTGCGTCAGCGCGAGGTAGTGGTATGAGTGTTTCTACATTAACAACTGGTGCAACTTTTAATATTGCCCCAGTTATTAATGTAAACGGAAGTGGTAATCCGCAGGCTGACGCACAGATTATTGCTCGTGAGGTAACAATGATTATTGAGCGCGAAATGCGATTAAGGAATATGAGGAACGCATAATGGCAAAGGCATATGAGTCTTATACAACAAACCAGTGGTACAACTTAGAAGGTGGAGTTACTGGCCCTAAAGATCACAAGAGTTTCTATCGCACTACTTACGACAACCCTCCGTTTATGTTCCCGGGTTCGGTCGTACCTGGAGCGGCGGATAGGCGTAGAAATATTGGTCTTGACGGAGATGAATTTAAATTTCCCCCAAACGCAAGTAAAATACAGCGTGGGTTTATGCGGTGCTTATTAAGTGAAGTACCAACTGGTGCGGCACAGAGTCTCCCTAACCGACGCTTCTTTTTTCAGTTTAACCCTGAGCGTATTATGCGTAGTGTCTCACTTTCTAGTGGTATGACAAACATACTATTTCAAGACCCGGGACAGTTCTCAGTAGCAACTCCTGGTAATGCCACTTTCTCTTTTGATATCATGCTTAACCGAGAAATGGAAGTTAATAATCATAAGAAAAACGACAGAACCAAGCCAGCGGCTAAGAATGTAGGTACACCACCAGGCCCCCAGGATGTAGGGCAAATTGGTGTGCTTGCAGACCTAATGGTTATGGACAGTGTTATTGGTCAAGGTATATCTGAAGATATCATTGATGCCCTGTCTAAAATTACCAGTGTTTCTAGTACATGGGAACCCGCGGATTCTTCATCAGGTGCATCTGGTAATACTAACTATATTTCAGAAGAAACAGCGAAAAGTGCGTTTAATTCAATTAGGGGTAACAGTGCTTTTCTAGTTAGTACGCCTGTTCGTATTGTTTTCTCAGCCATGTTCATGGTTGATGGTTTTATTCAATCATCATCTGTTAACTTCACTAAATTTAGTACTCAAATGATTCCTACTATGTGTACCATTAATGTAACTGTTGAGGCAAAGTATATTGGTTTTGCTAAAAAAGATACATACCTAACACAAGCACTAGGTAAACTAAAAGCCGCACCGCCAACCTCTGGTGGTGGTGGTGGTGGTGGTGGTGACACATTACCTACAACTCAAAAGGGTGCTGATTATGATGTACTTGTAGCGGCACTTAAAGAACAAGGAAAATATCAAATAGCACTTGGTGGTATTGAAGATTCAGATCATCCTGCATTTGGCGAGTGGATTAAAGGTGCGAGTTTTGAGGACCCCGATGAGAAAAGATCCTATGACCCAACTAGACAGTGGAAAGGTTACGAGGATATTTGGGAAATATTACATTATGGAACCTTTTTGCTAGTTGCTGGGTTTGTAAATGTTGGCCCATCAGGGTCAAGAAATTCAGGAGTTTACACGGGTATTAATAAATTGTTCTTTGACCGGCAATACAATGTAAAAATTGAGCATACTCCATATATTAAAATATACCGACAATTTGTAGGAACAGAAAAACAATTTGCAAATGCTCACCCTAAGAAAAAAACAACATCAGGTCAGGACATAGGGCCAGGGACTAAGTATGTCAGTTTTTGGGGAAGCGAGGTATCTCGTGATGTTCTTTTGCTAGATGTTGCGGGAGAAAAGGCAACTGCAACAACTTTTGAAGAATGGCTAAAATGGTCTAGGTATGGATATACTGATAAGAATCAAATACCGAGTCACGATAATAGACCTAACAATGTGTTTAAAGATTCAGGTGCGTCAAGAAATCTAGCCAACAAATTATATTTAGAAGGTGCTAATGCTGACAACTATAGGACTACAAAAGTAGTTATGGACCTTGAAATACATTTTTCTGCAACTATTTCTAAACCAGGTAGTTCTGATAAATCAACATTTTCAAAGATAATTAAGTTTTCCAAGATGGTAACCGCAGAAAATATATGTCATACACATTACAATTTTGCTTATATAAAGTAAACATGAGCGACATTTTAAAGAAAAAAACACTAACATCTAGATGCTGGGATTGGACTCTCTAATATGGCGTTTGTACAATCAATATCACGATATTCCACACAATCATCGCCTGATGGTAGTGGGGCATACATATCTACCCGTAGATATGGGGGTAACTCAAGGTACTACACATACACCTCAGTAGAAGGTGATACCTTTGATCGCATTGCCTTCCGTGCCCTTCATGACTCAGAACGCTACTGGGAGATTGCAGACATAAACTCTCATGTTCCTTTCCCTGATGAAATCCCCGTGGGAACACTAGTTCGGATTCCACTTAAATGATTTTTACATCGCATAGCCGCATATCACCAAACATCAACTTTGTGATAGACAACGCCCCTATGCGATATATGTCTATTGTTCAAATTGAATTAGGTCTTGCTGAAAATCAGCATGATATCCTGCGTGTGCGTGTGGCTGGTGTGCCACCACAACTACTCACAGAATACCTATCTAAGCCAGTCCTTTGTTACTGGGGTTTTGGTATAGACAAGCATGAATTCTGTGGATATGTTGCTTCGGTTGAACCTTCATTTAGAAACTCTGATGGTGTGATTAATGGAAGCCCATTTCAATTAGTTGAACTTGTGTGTATGGGCGCATCATACAAAATGCGCGCTAAGAAAACACGGCTGTGGGAAAACGCATCTATTCAAAGTATTGCGACAACCTTGGCAGACGAATATAAGTTCAGTGTTTCTTCTGTGACTGAACCATTCGCATACCCCCGTATCGTTCAGTCGGAAGAATCAGATTGGGAGTTTTTAAACAAAGTTGCCAGTATGTACGGATTGTCTGTATCAATGCATGGTACTCATATACATGTATGGAACCCTATGAACTCACTGGGCCGACAAATCTCGTATCACCAACTCAAGAATATTAAAGCGCGTAATGGTGATACTAGAACATACCCCGCAGTAATTTTATCAATGCAGGGTATTTTTGGTGATTCTATTAAACCATTAAGCACACATTCAGTATCAGCCACTGTATTAGATAATCAAGGTAAAACTTATACATCAAATAAGTTTAACGAGACCACGGGATTTGGTAAACAGATTGATTTAGGTATTACTGACAGCGTCAGTGTTAACGCAACTTCTACCACTATGGCAGACACTCTCGTGTCCGCACACAATCGTGGCATTAATACCCTTACCGCACAGTTATCACTTACTGGGACTGCTGGAGTTCTCCCAGGTGGGATTGTCAGCATATCTAATTTTGAATCTAATTTTGAAGGTTTTTGGTATGTAAAAGAAGTTACACATACAGTTACTCGTGATGAATTCTTTACTCAAATGACAGTGTCACGAAAAGACACTAATGATATCAATGCGTATATGACCATGCAATCAACTATGCCCGAGGTGCCAGAATCGGCGTTTGTGGATAGCACCTGGCGAGCATCTAGGCAAATGGAGGATATTTATGTTTAAGGTAATCCTTAGAGGATTTTCAGTAATACTTATTGGAGCATTTATTACGAGCAGTTATATCTCATGGTGCGTCTATGCTTTATATAAGAATTCACAAGGTGATATTAAATGAAAGCAATATATTTACCATTTCAATTTAAAAATGGATCAGTTGCTACTGTAGGTGATTTTGATTCTATTATTAAACAACAAATTTTAGATGTCCTATCGGTGTCTAACGAAGAGCGCGTCATGAACCCTGATTATGGTGTTGGGGCATACTCCATGATTTATGAATTAATTGATCCCCTTGTTTGGGAAGATTTTAAAGAGGTTGCTATGCGAGAAATCTCTGACAATGTTCGTGGTGTAAATATTATAGATATTGTTATTTCAAACAATGATCCAGAACAAATGGGAAGCGAACAAACATCTGTTTATATATCTGTATTTTACGAAATATCACCATCACAAAAATCTAGTGTTACACTAAGTGTGAGCGACTTCTTGAGCGAGGATATTTATGCCTAATTTTGACTACACAGCGCGAGACTACAACGCTATTCGTTCGTCTCTTCAGGCACGAGCCTCTAATTCTATTCCCGAATGGTCGGGAGTTGCCGCCTCAGATTTTATGTCATCGCTAATTGACCTATGGGCGTACAACGCAGACATTATGCATTATTATATTGACAGGGCATCTACTGAAGCATTTTTGTCAACTGCTACACAGCGCGAAAGCGTCTTAGCAATGGCAAACCTTTATGGTTATACCCCTAATTATATGAGTTCATCAACCGCTACTTTGACGCTTACCAACAGTGGTGCGGCATCCGTGACTATCTTAGAAAATACCCCATTTGTATCAACAAACGGTTTGTACTTCTTTAACGAAACATCAACAATTATTCCAGCATCTTCAACAAGTACTATTGTTGTGCGACAGGGTGTCAGGTATTCAAATGAATCTGTTACTTCAGATGGTAATAATAATAACTCAACTAAGAGTGATGGTAACGCTAGTCAAAGATTTAATATCTATCGCCAAAGTGTAGATTCTGAGTCTATAGTTGTTAATGTTGCTGAGGGTTCATTTGGAGAAATTAAAACTTGGACACGAGTCAATAGTCTTATTCCGTATGGTCCTGACGATTCAGTGTTCTCAGTATCAGTCACTTCATCAGGAGTTACTCAGGTTGTATTTGGTAATGGGATCAACGGGCGCATTCCGCCAATCAACTCACCAATCACAGTTACCTACATTCAATGCGCTGGGTCTATTGGTAATGTCGCGGCTGAGACAATCACTGCTATTGGTAACAGTCAGTACCCAACAATCACTGATGTTACTAACCTCTTTGCGGCTGGTGGTGGTTTAGACTTTGAAACAATTGACTCTATTAAACAAATTATTCCCAGCACGGTTCGGACACGCAATGGTGCAGTGACGCTCTCTGACTTTGCTGATATTGCCCTAGTAACTCAGGGTGTTTCCAAGGCTACTGTTTCTTACCTTGGGTCATCTTCCACTGGTGCTTCTATTACAGCGACGGTTATTGACAAACAAACGGAATACCTTACGGATGGTGCCGCATCTGTGAGTATCCCACAGGTACTCCGTGACCGTGTTTCACGAGAACTACTAGATAGCGCAATGCTTGGCGTAACTCTTATTAATGTTCCTTCATCAGTTAGTTTTACTAAAATTTATATATATCTAGATTTATATGTTACATCTAACTACATTCAGTCGGTTGTTAAGGCGGAAGTACAAAGCGCATTAGAGTCTCTATTTTCTTTTGAAGATGTAGCCTTTGGCGACACAGTAACTGTGGGTGAGGTATACCGAACAGCCATGGCTATTACAGGTGTTGATTATGTAATCATTAAAGGATTTACAACCAGCACAGCAGGAACCCCTGCTACTACTATTGACAACAGTGGAAAGATTACTGTAGCCGCTAATCAACTTCCAAAATTAGGTATTGTTAGTATAACGCCTAACGGAGGAGTAACGGCAGTCTAATGGCCCGCATATCTTTTACACTAAAAAGTAATGTTGGTAGTGCGGCAAGCACTACTGGTTCATTCCTTCAAGCCGCTTCCGTTAATATTGGTGCTGACGACTCATCAGCCTTACGAGGTGACGGTTATGTCACTACACCAACAAGTGCCCCTGGGTCTACATCATCCTTGTCAGCATCACCAACTAATTATGATCAGGTTGACCTATCATGGATTATTTCAACAGTACTGAATGAAACAAAAAGTGAAACACCTAGTATTACTGGCCTATCGTTGTGCTATTCACTTATTGGACCTCCCCAAACTCGTGCTGAAGGTATAGAACTTATTGAAATAAAAGCAGAAAATAGTGCTTCATCATTTAGCCATACTAACTTACCTAGTGGCAAATGGATTTATTACACATTATTTTCAAAATATGAATCAACTGTAACTCGCTCATGGTATGAACCAGTTGCCTCAACTGAAGTACTTGTACCTAAAGATTATGGCTACTCCGATAATCTTTTCCGAAGAATACCCCTGCACTACCGAATTCAGGATGAGCAGATTGGTATAACCAACTTAGGTAGCCCTTATCTGGCTGACCTTCCTGAAGCACTTAAGGTAGCCGGACCACTACAGCGAATGCTTGATGTTTTTGGTTGGGAAATTAATGTTATTAAAACAATCATTGATTATGTGATGGTACAAAAAGACCCGTTTGTTGCCAACAGTGAGATGATTGAAAAACTGGCTGTGGAGGTTGGTCTTCCTCTAACTGTGGCTGACTTGGGTACCGCAAAACTTCGTGATTTGATTTCTTCTTTTACATACCTAACCCAGAATGAGGGGCTACTAACTGGTGTGGAAGAATACATTACGGCTATTACTGGATGTAACACTCGTATTAACACTACCCAGCCTGACCTTTTAACCAGCACTCACCATGCTATGACTTCGGCGTCGGTGACTACCTCTGCATCCGTAGCACCTGCTACTAACCAATGGTTACTGGAAAGTTCGGCGCATACTATGACAGCCGCAAGTGTTTATCCATACTCCAGTATGTTCAAAACAACCAAGGCTTTGGCTATCGCTCATTCAAGCGGGGCAAGTGTTCAGATGGCTTGTTTAAAAACAAAAGTACAGAGTGTGAGTCAAGCCAGTCGTTTATATATGGATTTTGGTGCCACATACACTGGTTTGGGTGCAAGTGTTGTGGGTTGTTGGATGGGTGCATCGGTGGTTCCAGGAGCGTCTGTGACTTTTGCTCCGATAACGGGTGCATCTACATCGTTACCTAACTTTATTACTACAATAACTAATGGAAGTACTAGCACCTTTGAATGGCCCGTAGATTTTGGTGTATGTGGTGATGGTTCGTTAGGTACCACAGATATGTATCTACACATTTGGATTGCATCTCAGTCATCTGATGCTGGGACTTTATATCTCATTCCTAATGGAGTAACAACTTTAAATAGATACCCTTATTACATAGATGTATACTCGCGTAGATTAAACCTTTTCCGTGATCCCCAATTCGCAGTTGCTCCTCCAAGTACCGCAGTACAGGCAACAAGTACACTTGCTTATTGGAGAGTAAGCACTACTTCTGGTACGGTTACATCCGCTGTTGATAATGGGACAAAACAATTTACCGCAACACCAAGTCTTTCGGCATCTGTCACATTATCCACAGATGTAAATAACACGAGTTTTGGTATGCAGTACACCCCAATTAATAGTAGTACTGATTACTTCTTATCAATTGATGATTACAACAATAATATTGTTGAAGTAAGTGTAAAGAACTTGGATGGTACAATTACTCTTGCATCAGCCACAACTCCTTATATTGAAAAAACGCTATCAGGTACTTCAAAGCGTAAATGGTGGAAATTAGAGTTTGTTAATAATTACCCTTGGTACCCAAGTAATTCATATTTGTATCATATAGAGATCACTGCCACGGCTACAGCAACATCACCACTAGTTGTTCGTCGCCCATTATTTGAACCGTCATCTCCTGGTGAATATTTTGATGGTAACAGTGATAATGGTGGGTGGATTGGTGGTACAGCAACTGCTGGGGCATCCGATTACCGCTGGGGGACAAGTTCTGCCCATACTAATATTTCGTACTACACAGCAGACTATCGTCGTGTAGTTGAGGCAACCAAACGAATGATTGAACACATGGTTCCCGTAACTGAAACAACCTATGCTCTTGCTAACCTGAGGTTTAACCGAATCCCGGGATACACAGGAGAAACAACATTGTGACCTTGCTCATAGGCGGCTTAGCCGTTTATAAAGTTATTCATATCATTACAAGTGCATTACCTAAGAAGTTGAACGGTTGGGTCATTGTTTTGTCTGGGGCAATTCTGGGCATCATTACTTCCGTCTTCATATCTTCAGGGAATGTTGTGTTTAGTGGGTTGGCTATGGCTACAATTGCCAGTGCCACTCACTCGGTGTTGCGATTGATCACCCTCGTAGGTGACTCATCAATACGCCAGTCCTTCCAATAGGAGAACAACATGCCCACCAAGAAAGTTATTGGTGTTATCGGAAAAGGTAACGCCAGCCTCAACATCATTGAAGACTCATTGTCCGAACTGGTCAACGACAGTATCTTTGTCCTGCCGTGGTACGGCGGTAAGCCCGATGAAAGCCTTGACCGCGTTTACACCGCAATCATTGACTTCGGTCATGAGTACATCATGGTCGGTAATCGCATTCCGCGCTCAGTCTTAAAAGATGCCAAGGATTGGGAAGACACTGAGGATGCAAACTCAGCAGTACTCAACTATGTCCAACGACTAGCGGGTGAGAAGTCACTACTGGTTTTGTGGGATGACGCACCTGAAACTGAAGACACATTACTGAAGGCTCATGCCATCGGTATCCGTCTACTTGATCTCACAAATGCACTTGCACCAATTGATGTCGTTGATGTTCAGGAAGTTGTAGAAACCCCTGAAGTGCCCGCAGTAAACACTGCACGAGAAGAAGCACTTGAAGAAGCGCTTGCTGACATTAATGAGAAGTACGGTTCAGAAGTAGTCGCTCCTGAGTCAGGGGCATTCACTGAAGCGGAACTTCGTTCTCAACCAATCGCATCATTGCGTCGTCAGGCTAAGTTGCTTGGAGTTGAAATTGAAAAGACTACGACCAAAGAACAACTCATCGGTATCCTGCTGAATGGGCTTGATGACATTGGTTTGGTTGAACCAGTAACTAAACTTCCCTCAACTACTTTGAAGGTCACCGTGCACAGGTCTGAGTATGAATTGGCGCATTACATGTTTGCTAGTGAAAATATTCCCCATGTTGAACAAATCTTGGGCGCTCTACAGATGATTGCACCGTAGCCACATTCATTTCAAAATGTAGCCACAATGTGAAACACCCCCTTTCGGGGGGTGTTTTTGTTATCTACTTCTTTTTAACTTCGTATTCGTAGCGGTTATCATCAGAAGTTACCCACTTGTGAGCATCTTCGGTATCCCATTTTCTTGTATTCACAAGACGCTCAATAAGGGTGCCAGTTTTAGTGGTAAATGACGGGTCAAACAAACGCACTCTGTTGTTTGGTTGGATTGCAAAGTTACCGTCATCTCTTTCAATGACATGACCACATTTGTGCTGACCAGGATTCAAAGAAAAACCACCGTTAAGCACATTGTCGTCTGGAGAGTGCCAATCAAGCGTGAACAGGTATTTGCCGTTGACAAATTCTCCTGAACGGGCAACATAGGTCATACGCATATTTCGCATAGCCTGAAATTCAGTGACAGCAATGTTTGCCGAAAAAGAGTTCCAAAGTACAAGTTCGTGAATATCAACCTCAGGAGAATCTTCACGAGAACAAAAGGCTGAAATCGGCATACGCCACCACACGCCACCATCTTCCATAAGAAAATGAAACAGTGGGCTTCTTCCTTGTATTGAAGTTACCCCAAAGATCATGCATGGAAACTTGAGATCATGGCTATCACGCTGATCGCGCAAATAGTTACCACGGACAAAACATTCAATAACAGGAATGTTTGCATTTAATTCGGGCACTACTTACCACTTTTTTTCTTAGATGCATTCATGTTGTCAACAAGATTAGGGTAAGGCCGGCCCGCGGCTTTAGCAGAGGCTTTTGCCTTTGCTTTTTGCTCAGGGGTTAGTTTCTTATCTGACTTAGTGGGGTCCTTGGTTTCCCAAACTTTCTTCTTCTCAGCCATGATTACTTCTTTCCTCGGTTACGGGCGCGGTTCTTGGATGGGTCTTCTTTGACAAGCCCACCATCTTTGGTATGGGACAGATCATCTCCACCCTTGCCCATGATGCCACGCTTACGACGCTCTTCTGAGAGTTCGCGGCGCTTCTCTTTTTGTTCGGGCTTAGCGTTAAATTTCTTATCCGTCTCAGCCTTCTTCTCCCGAGCCTCAGGATGATCTCGGTAGTACTTTGCTGTTCTCTTTGGGTTTTCTGCTTTACGGGGAGCCATTACCATTTCACCTTGTCGGCCCAATAAGCCGCGCTCATCTTACCCTTAGCAATATTTTTACCGTGGCGAGCCTTAAAAGATGCGCGCTTATCCTTCATACGCTCAGACTCTCCCTCTTTGGGCTTGCCTGCTGTTTCGGCGCCCTGCTCACCAAACCTAATCAACTTGACGGTCTCTCCCTGTTTTGCAAGGACCGCATGTGATTTGCTGGGATGATCAGGTGTTGCCTTCGGCTTGTTATAACCCGAGAAGGTTTCTCCACTGCGTGTGTATTTATTCTTTTCAACCATGATGGTTACCTCACTTAACCGATGCTCGTAGTTGCCATGACCATTTCATTTGACTGTCAACCCTCTCAGACAAGAAGTTTGCAATACCCTGCTGGTCGGCTTTGGTTGCTTCTTTGAATGAGGTATTTAACTGAGTGATCAGCGCCTCGTTAGCCTTCAACAATGCCGTTGACATTGCCTTCGGATTCGGGCTTACTTCTTTAACTTCAATCGTACGAAGATCAATAAACTTCTGAAGATTGAACGGGGCGTAGTCATCTAACTTGCGAATGTTCTCAGCCACTGGGTCAATCATCGCATATACATCTTCATAGATTTCTGCGAAGAGACCGTGGTACTGACTGAAGTCAGAACCCTCAACATTCCAGTGAAATCCGTGCGCCATGAAGTAAAAGGTGACGGTGTCAGATAGCAGGGTTTTGAGGGATTTGGTAAGGGCTGGGGCTGTCGCCATGTGTGGACTCCTTGTATGGAATGGGGCGCTTATAGCATAACTCTACACTATAGCGCCCCATCCATAACCACCACGCTGAGCAAGGAGATCAGCGATCCGAGGAGAACCACCAACTCGGTGTTTAGATCATACAGAAAGAAATCAGTGTACGCAACACCTTCTCCCCCCTTTTCTTGTGTATGCTTTCCGACACCACGAGGAGCCACCATGTCTAGAAAACTTAACGGACCGTTTGCCGCAGTCCCAATATGGGCGATTGATTTGATCACCAAAAAGGGCAATCCGACCCACTCCCATATCCTCATGTGCATCATCCGCTTGACACCATTTGACGGCAATCCGATCATGACAATTGACGACATCTCGGGAATATCAGGGATGTCTCCTTCTACAGTTAAACGATCAATTAAGTGGTTAGAGTTACACAAAGTAGTAACATCAACCATACTCTCAGCGAACCGCGGGAAGAGCATAATTGTCAATTACCGCAAGCCCAAAGGGGGGTTCACCAGTGACCTAGCCCTACGCAAAGGTGGGGTCACCAGTGACCTGCCTACCCCCAAAGGGGGGGTCACCCATGACCTACCAGGGGGGTCACCCATGAACCCCCCACGAGGCTGTGAGCAGGGGGAACGCGTCTCTATAGATAGTACTTTAGATATAGTACAAAGGAAAATGTCTAACGACATTTTCCTTTGTGGGCTTCGCCCGAAAAAACAACAAGGAGAACCTATGCCCACTTTTGGTGCTGACCCCGACAACGACCGACCATGGGATGAGACCATCGCCCTGAAGAAAACCACCAGCGAAGTCTCACAAGTACTAGACCATTTTGAACTCACCGCCCGCAGGGTTGGTGGAAAGACAACCCCTACGGGTGAGCGCCCAGCGTTCCGCGCTCAGATCAAGCGCTTAATCAACGCTGGGGTCAAGGTCCCTGACCTGACCAAGATGACCGAGGAATTCTTTGCCCTATCGCGGAACATTGAATCACCAGCGCCATGGCGAGTCTTTTGTTCCCGAGAAGTCCAAACAGGCATGATGTCCAAAATGACGGGGGTCTCGCAGAACTCCCCGATACTGGGGTGGGTATCCGATGATTTTCAACATGGTTCCGATCTCCCATGGGACGAAGACATTAATCAAAAAATGCAAAAGATCATTTGGAGGCGCGGGATGGATGTCGCCTATAGGTACCCCGAGTTGCTGGTGGGTATCGCAGAAGTGGCATTTGAAGACATCTCGTTTTTTGATACCTTGATCCAGTCAGCATCATTCCTCATCACGAATTGCACGACAATGTTTGACAACGACCTGGCTCCTGTGCGTAGTATCTTGACCGACGCAGGGATTGCCATCCCCGAAGATATTCTTGCCCGCAAGAACTTGCGTGAGTTAGCACCATCACTCAAGCAAGCCGTAGTTAATTACCAACTCACAAGGAGAACCACAACATGACCTCAGCACCGCCGACCGAATGGAAATCAGCACGATGGTGGCAGAACCGACCCCTTGAGGAGCGTCTTGCATGGGCCAATTTCCCACCGCGTTGGAAAGACGCCCAGTACGAAGAATCTATGATCTCAGACAAGACCTTTAACGCCATTGCTAAGTTCATCAGCGGTGAGTCCAACGGTTTGTTTTTGCATGGACCAAGCGGTGCTGGCAAGACCCCAATCGCAGTATCTATCTTGCGTGACATCCTCACAAACAAATCTGCTTCAGGTCGGTTCATTACGGCAGATCGCTATGTTGAGATGCTCAAGGACCAGTTTGACAACGATAACGAACTTCCCGAGATGTACTCCATGCCACACATCGTCAAGTACCTCAAGGGTGTTTTTGACATTGTCGTGCTTGATGCAGTTGGGGATGAACGATCAACTGAATTCTCACAACATGAAATCGGGAGTTTATTGCGCCGACGCAATGAGGACCTTCGTAAAACAATCATTACAACATGCCTGTCTCCAACCGAGTTTGTTCGGCGCTACGGTGATCGTGTTGCGACTGTTCTAGAGGACATGACGATCAGCACGGTGTCCTGATGCAGGGCAATGACTTAGCCCCATACGCACCAATCCAGCAAGCAGTTTTGTTTGAGGGAGTCTTAGCAAGTTATCCAAAAGGCGCAAAGTCAGTACGCAATTGGTTTGCATCAAAAGCCAAAGACATGCCCACACTGGTTAACACTATGAAGCCAAACGAACTACCACTGAAGTCTCTAATTGATTCAGTGAACCGCCGTGGTATCGGTACATTGATTTACACGCTCATGCCAGTTGAGGCAGTTCCCGAAATTGAGCATTGGTTAATCCGCAAAGGTGTTTCTACTTCGGTAGAGGCTTACCCTGACATTGAAACTTTGGCAGAAGACCTACGCTTCAACAGAAGTATTCATGTTATTTATGTTGCCACCCAAGAACAGCAAGCAATCATTGGGATACGCGCTACAGTGCTTGGTTCTGAAAGAGCGTGGTAATCATGTCGTCACCCGAACATCTCCTAGTTTCAAAAATCATCCAAACTGCCGACATTGCGACGCCGTTAAAATCCGGAGTTAAAGAAGAACACTTCTCAGATACATGGCAAGGTGTATGGCATTGGCTTACGGGCTTTTACCGAGAGCACAACGCCGTACCGACAGCGCGTGTATTCAAGTCACAATACGCCGACATCCAGTTGTACGACGCCGAGGCTGAAACATTCTCACGACTCATTGAGGAAATCTTTCAGGCGCATACCCAGCACCGTTTGATTGAGGTCATCTCAACAACAATGCCATTGCTGAATGTTGGTCGCACCAAGGATGCCCTAGACACACTGACGGTTGGTATTCAAACAGCCGCGGTTGAGGTGTCCCGTATGCGGGACATTGACATCATTCAAAACTGGGAAACGCGCGTTATGCGCTACGAAGAAATGCGTAGCACACCAAACTCCCTACGCGGTATCCCAACAGGGTTCTTTGGTCTAGACAGGATTACTTCAGGTCTCAGACCGCAACAGTTCGTTGTGTTCGTAGGTGAGCCAAAGCGTGGTAAGTCTTTGTTTGCTCTTATCATTGCTAACTCTTGTCACATCCATGGCAAGATTCCCATGTTCGTTTCGTTTGAAATGAGCATTGAGGAACAAGAAGCGCGTTACGACGCAATCATCTCCAAGACCCCATTCAATAAGATTCTTCGTGGTGAGTTAGACAACAAAGAAATGGAACGCATTCGTCGCTCCCTCATGCAACGCAAGAACATGCAACCGTTTATCTTCAGTGAAGACACCTCGTCACTTACGACCATCTCAGCCCTTACGGGTAAGGTCAAGGAATACTCACCTGACTTATTAATCGTTGACGGTGTGTATCTCATGGACGATGAGGAAGGCGAAGCCAAGGGAAGCCCTCAGGCACTCACTAACATCACCCGTGGTCTAAAGCGTATGTCTCAGAAACTTGACATCCCTGTCGTGGCAACGACGCAGGCTCTTGGTTGGAAACTTGGCAACAAGAAGACGCGAGCAATTACTACCGACGCAATTGGTTACTCATCATCGTTCGTGCAAGACGCAGACTTAGTGCTCGGCGTTGAGCGCAACCCCGACCTAGATGACCAAGCAATCATTCGCGTTGTCGCGGCTCGTTCAGCACCGACAGGTGAAGTACATATCAAGTGGGATTGGGAAAACATGGACTTCTCGGAGGTGACTGCGGATGGCTATGGTGTCGGAGACGCATTTGACTGATCTTGGGAATGTTCTCAAGTCACTCGGCGTAGACATTCGCCGTGCCGAGGGCAAGGAAATCTCAGGACGCTGTCCCGTACATAAGCGTGTGACGGGACGCGATGATGGTTCCCCATCATGGAGCATGAGCGCCGAGACTGGTCTATGGATTTGTTTCTCATGTGGTGCCCGCGGGACACTGAGCATGTTGGTCTCAGAATTGACTGGCGAACCAGACGCAATTATGGCTGTCCATCACTTTTTGATTGACCGCAACTTAGAAAGACTTACTTCTGAGGTAGAAGTAGTTAAAAAGAAACCCGAAGTTGATTGGATTTCATTTTCAAAGTTTGGTGCAGCGCCCGAAACAGAACTTAAGAAACGAGCGATTGATCCTGACCAAGCCCGAATGTATGGTATCCGATGGGATACGGAGCGAGCCGCTTGGATTATCCCCATCGTTAACCAGTTTGGTGATCTTCAGGGGTGGCAGACCAAGGCTCGTGACTGGGTACGCAACTTCCCAGTAGGTGTTAAGAAGTCGGAAAGCCTCTTTGGAATTGAGCGCTTTAAGGGTGGCACAGCAATCTTGGTGGAATCACCACTTGATGTTGTACGCTTCGCCAGCGTCTTTGACAAGCCACAGGCGTTAGCCACTTTCGGAGCGGCTGTTAGCGCCAAGCAAATTGGACTCCTAGCATCGGTTGCCGACAAGGTGATCATTGCAATGGATAATGATGATGCTGGAAAGCAATCTTCTAAGAAGTTCTTTAAAGCCTTGCCTTACTTCCGCAAAGGTGTATGGTGGTGGGATTATTCAGGTACTACCGCCAAAGACATTGGCGACATGACCAATAATGAGATAGAACTTGGATTAATAAACTCAACGCAAATGCCAAATTGGTAATCTGCGCGCTATATTTACAAACCAACCCAGGAGGACCAAGTGCCCAAAATTATTAGACAAGAACCATCACCGTCTGAGGACAATTACATCCAAAGACTTACCGAAGAATACCTCAAGTCAAAGACCTTCAGTGATTTAGCCACTGCCCGTACCGACGAATTGAAAAAAGAGTTGTCGGCGTTAGTTGACACTGATGGGTATGCCGACCATAAGGGAAGCAAGTGGATTGAGACCAAGGGCGGTATTCAGTTAAAGCGTGAGCGTCGCGTCTCAGTTTCCTTAAACCATGAGTCAGCCCGCGAATGGGCTGAGAAGAATGACCTGTGGGATCAGGTATCCGTCACCGTTCAGATGTTGGATGAAGATGCCCTTGCCACCGTGGCTTGGGAACACCCTGAATTGCAATCAGAAATCCAGGAACTGTACTCCGAAAAGGAATCGTGGGCTTTTAAGGTCATTGAACCTAAAAAGTAATACATGATAACCTTAAAACAAAGGGAGGCAGTCATGTCTAAGTCAACAACCGATCAAGTACCTCCCGGGAGATGGGAATGTCCGAAATGTGGCTCTCTACTGGAGACGATGATCCCAACGAACGGACCACCTCTGTGTTCCCGACACACTGGTGGCGTCGTCCCGTTCATAATGACAACCAAGAAGCCCGCGAAGGAGACTCCGAGTTCATCCTGACAATGGATGCAATTATTAGTCTTTTACGAGTAATCTCTGTATGTCCAACTGAAGATTTAGCAAATGCATTATGTGATTCTGAAACTGGTGTTTCATTAGATGAACAAGAGCGAATAGTCTCATGGTGCGATAATTTGGCTGACGATATTGTTAGTTACGAGGAATAACAATGGGGATTGACCCAATTGAACTAATGGGAGGATTGCCTGACTGGCCTGGTTCCCGTCCACCTAAAAATAGAGGTAAAAACAAACCAATTGCAGTCAATACTATTAATGGCGCACGATCTAAAAGTTACCGCATTAATGGAGTAGATGTAGAAATGTTCACAATTGGCGAAGCAGGAAAAGCAATTAACCGATCAGCAAGTACACTAAGAATGTGGGAGCATCAAGGGTGGATACCAAAGACCAACTACAGGACATCCGCACCTCGGAAATCCCAGTTACCAAACAAAGTACCCAAGGGTCGTCGCCTGTACACTCGCAAGCAAGTAGAATTCCTGAACGATTGTATAAAGCGCTTCAACTTGGACGACAGAAACTCCAAGCACTGGAATGATTTTAGACATTACGCAATAACTAATTGGCCCAAGTGACTTGGGAAATTCTTAAGAAAAGCGCACCGAACAGCAAATCGCAAGATATGCTCGGTCACCAAGAACTTATCGGTCGCCAATAGGCGCCTGACAAGTAACCAACAAACACAAACACACACGAGAAAGAAAACACCATGCCAAGATACGATGATGACGACGACGCTTTTGAAAAAGATGAAGTCGCCTACGAAGCCCCAAGAAAGTCACGAGCCGTTGAGGACGATGACGATGATGATGATGCCCCCGTGCGTAAAGCAACCAAAGTTGCAGAAGCACCCCGCAAAGTAATTCGCGGTGGTTGGGAAGGCGTCTCCCAGTTAAAGTCAAGCGTTACCGACTCGTCATACGCACAGCGCCTCAAGATTGCTGAAGAGCCAATCATTATCAAGTTCCTTGAAGCCGCACCATACGCCGCCTATCGCCAACATTGGATGGAGCGCACTGGTCAGAAGTCATTCACCTGCATCGCCAATATTGATGATCGTGGATGCCCACTGTGCGAATCAGGTAACAAGCCCAGCAACAAGTTCGCATTTAATGTGGTCCTGTTGACTCAAGGTGAAGAACCCGTACTTCGCTCATACGAAGTTGGCTCACGCGTCATTGACCAGTTGAAGAACTTCAATGATGATCCACGCCAAGGACCACTCCCCAAGCACTACTGGGCTGTTTCACGCTCAGGCAAGGGTGCGACCACCGCTACCAACCATCAGTTGGTAAAGGCTCGTGACCTTGAAGAGGAATGGGGTGTTCAGGACTTGAGCGATGATGAATTAGGCAAGTTTCTTCGGAGTGCTTATACGGAAGAGATTATCCCGATTCCCAACCGCAAAGAATTACTCGCCATTTCGTCTGAAGAATGAGCGTAAATATTCGTAGCGAGGGGAGGGGTCTAACAGCCCCTCCCCTTGTTGTTTCTACGATTGAAGAAATCCATGAGATCGTTAAGATCGTGCAAAGCGTAGGTGCTTTTGCATTTGATGTGGAGACACGCGGAATAGTTGAGCGTCATGCTGACGCCATGAATGCATTTAACACTGAACTCAAGCAACACCTAGCCGACATGGTGACTACTTCCCCAGCGGTTAGGGAAGCCACGCAAGAACGACTGATGGAAAAGTGGCGAGGTATCATCGCCCTTGATCCCTTGCGTAACGAAGTCTTTTGGATTGGTATAGCCACCGATGGTCATTCCTGGGCTATACCAATGGGTCATCTATGCGGTGAGATCATTGTCCCCGAAGAAGTTGGTGACGGTTCAACCGTTCCCCCTACTGGCTACCGCAAACTAAAAAAGGATGGGACTGAGTCCGAGGCAAAGATTCGTTACCGTATCCCCGCCGTATTCAGTGCACCACCTGAACAACTATCTCGTTCTGATGTGTTTAAAGCATTAGAACCCTTATTCTCTGACCCAAATATCATCAAGGTGGGTCACAATGTCAAGTTTGACGCCCGCTCTATTCGCAAGTATCTAAATGTTGAGTTACCTTTGTCAGGATTTATGGACACGATGCTCATGCAACACATCGTGAATGAGAATCTCCGTGGCTACAGCCTGACAGATTTAATCGCCCATAACTATGATGGGCATGATGCCTACTACAAAGAAGGCAAACTCGGCAAGATCATTAATACCGTGGCGTTCTCATCGGCTACCAAATATGTGCATCTAGATGTCCGCTGGACATGGATGCTGTACAAGCGACTGTGGAACAAGATCAAGAATAAAGAGGGTCTACGAAACGCCCTTGATCAAGATATGGTCGTACTCCGTGTCATTATGGATATGGAAGACATTGGTATTCCTGTCAAGAAAAGTGCCATGGTTGTCCTTGGTCGTGAACTGGATGGTCGCATGCGCGATCTCTTAAATGAGATGTCCCAGTTCACTCCCTTAGGGTTCAACCCCGACAGCAACAAGAGCAAGCAAGAATTCTTATTTAAAAGCAAAGCAGACGGTGGTCTTGGTCTAAAGTCCCACAAGCAGACCGCTAAGGGCGCATCATCTGTTGACGAAGAAGCATTGCGCTTCATTGAAAATGCCCACCCACTCATCCCACTGTTACTTGAGTGGCAAGAAGTAAAGAAGATGAAGTCAACCTATGTGGACAGCCTTCTTCTAAAGTTAGTCAACAACAGCCTTCACCCCTCATATCATCTCCACAGAACCGCAACTGGTCGCCTGTCTTCTAGTAACCCCAATCTTCAAAACATTCCAAGAGATTCCAGCATCCGGAGTTTGTTCGTAGCACCAGCCGGTCATACATTGCTCGTGGCTGACTATGATCAGATTGAACTAAGGGTTATGTGCATGTTTTCTAAGGATAAGAATATGAGTAAGTTCTTCCTTGAAGAGCAGGACATCCATGCTGGCGCTGCCGCCCTTGTCCTAAACAAACCAGTCGCTGATGTAACTTCCGAGGAACGACAGTTGGGTAAGGGGGTTAACTTTCTGACAGCGTACGGTGGCGGTGCACAGAAACTTGCCCGTACTACGGGAATTACTGAAAAAAGAGCAAGAGAAGTAATTAATAACTATTACAAACAATTTAGTGGAATATCTGCGTGGAAGAATACTGAGATTATAAAAGCAATACAGCGCGGGTATGTGAGTACCTTGTCAGGTCGTCGTCGTCGGCTACCTGAACTTACAAGTCGTGATGAAGGTTTGCGAGCACGAGCAGAACGCCAAGCAATCAATGCTATTGTTCAAGGTTCCGCGGCTGATATCTGTAAGATCGCTATGATTGATGTTCATGAAGCACTTAAACCATTCAATGCCAAGATACTGGTACAGGTGCATGACGAGTTAGTGGTAGCAGTCCCAAATAAGTACATAGAAGAAGCACAAAAAGTAATGGTTCAAGCCATGGGTCAAGACCGAGTTATCGCTGGTATCCCATTGAAGGTATCCTGTCATTCAGCAAACTCATGGTCGGAGGCTAAGGGAAAATGAACGAAGAGTATGAACCGCTAAACCATAGGACATTCCTCCTGACTATGTCCCCACAGGATGGTCAAGAGATTGCCGAAATGGCTGGTTTCTCGCTTCCCTCAGAAGAAGTTATGGAACAGGAAACTACAGATGTTATGGGTAAGTGGTTTACCCTAAAGGCTCTTGGGCTACTTGACGACATAACTAAGTGCTCTGAATGGGTGTCCCATATCATCCAGTTACAAAATGACCTTGATGAGAAAGAGGTTGATGTTTCCGTCGCCTTGTTCACCTCGTTTGGTGTTTCACTTATAACCATGCTCTTAGATAACCAAGATATTAAAATATGTGGAGAAATCCCACTAGTTATTCCACCCGATGCACTCAACCAGGTGATCTCAGTGATTAGTATGTTCTCAATTGACCCTCCCGATTCCGATTCCGATTACGACGATGAGGATGATGGATGGGACGCATATTTCAACGAAGAACAGGAGGACGAAGACGATGAGTGACTGGTGGTCAAGAAAAATAGGTAATCAACCCTCACCCCCACCTCGGACGCCCCCATCAACCATGCCGTCTAGCCCGAGCAACATTAGGTTTCCTCAGGTCCAACAGCCCGCACCTCAGGCACATTCACAAGTTCAAGCATCTGTTGACGCAAACGGTGAAATTAACATGGGTGAAGCAATCCGCTCATGGAAGGGTGGCGAAGCCGCAAGGCGCGAAACACATGACTGCCCTGAATGTGGCAGTAGCCTAGTGTTCAGCCGATCAAAAGGAATGATCAATGGTCATGCCCCTGCACCCCGCTGTTACTGTTGCGGATGGAATGGTAAATACTCACAAGCAGACCAATCTTCTTGGTCTATCTAACAAACGGAAAATAAGATGGACACTTTTGAATCAATCAAGGACATCATCAATAAGAAGCATGGTGCTAACACCATCATCAAGGGTTCAGAGATGCGCCAAGAACTTCCCCGTATTACTACGGGAGTCTTGGCATTTGACCTCATGCTCGGCGGCGGTTGGCCTGTCAACCAATGGTCTGAGATCATTGGAGACGAGTCATCAGGGAAGACTGCCCTTGTTCTAAAGACAATCGCGGCTAACCAAGCATTAGACCCAGAGTGGGTCGTCCTGTGGATCGCGGCTGAAGAGTTCGTTCCTGAGTATGCCCAAGCCATTGGCATTGACCTAGAGCGCATTTGGATTGTTGAGACCAACATCATGGAACAGGCGTACGATCTCATTACTAAGGCTTTAGATAACCGAGCCGTGGATTGCATTGTGGTTGACTCGTTCCCAGCACTCATTCCTAACGATGAGAATGAAAAAATGATGGAAGAGTTCACCGTAGGTCTCGGTGCACGACTCACTAGTAAGTTTATGAAGAAGAGCGCTAAGGCTCAGAAACGCTCAATGGTTAACGCTGATCGCGGTTGCACAGGTTTAATGATTAATCAGTGGCGCGAAAAGATTGGTGTTATGTATGGAGACCCCCGAACCACACCAGGTGGTAAGGCTAAGAACTACCATTACTTCACTCGCGTAGAAGTTAAACGCGATGAGTGGATCAAAGAAAAGGACGAAGCCTTTGGTCAGGTCATTAAAGCGCGTACTTTAAAGAATAAGACTTACCGCCCACAACAGACAGCGCAAGTTGACTTCTACTTTGCGGACGGTAGCGCCAGTGGTTTTAAACTCGGTGAGTTTGACACCATAAAAGATATCGTTAATATCGCCATCGCTATTAACGCCATCACACGCGCTGGTGCGTTCTATTCATTCAACGGTCAAAAGTGGCAGGGCAAGGACGCTGTCCTTGCATCAGTCCGCGAAGACCTTGATCTTAGGAATGCACTCACCGAAGTCGCACGAAATCATTTCGCTGTCAAATGATCATCGGCTCAGACGGTAGCGAAAAGCGGTACATTCAGAAGAAGTCGCGCAAACAAGAAGACCGAACAGCATCTGCCTATAAGGGGAGCCGTAACGCTGGGTCAGGATCGGGTTGGTTGCGTAAGAATGATGTCAGATCAGAACATTTTCTTATTGAGAATAAGTTTACAGATAACCTTAAATCTTACTCAATCAAGTTCACGGACCTCCGTGACCTAGAAACTGTGGCTATCAAAGAAGACCGAACGCCAGTTCTACAATTTGACTTAGGTGGCAAGAGGTATGTCATCCTGCGTGAAGACGATTTCTTGGAGATGATCAGTGAGTAGCAGTAAATGGTTATTAGACCAGTTCAAAGAAAATGCTAAATCAACTGGACGGATCGTACCAATTGTCCGAGTCCAGGCGTCATTAGAAAATGTTAATGGTCAGGCTAAGCGCGATACCTTAGGCTTACACCCCAGCGAAATCTGCAAGAAAGATTGGTGTCCGCGCTCGTCATGGTATGCAATTAAGGGTTTCCCTAAACCAGCCGAGACACTCACCTTTGGTCGTCTTAACATCTTTGCTGAAGGTAACGCCATCCACCATAAGTGGCAACAGTGGTTACGGAACGCTGGAGTACTGCGAGGGTTGTTCAAGTGTAATGCCTGTGGAACTGTCTCAGAAGAAGACTTCTCATTATGTAGTTGTGGTTCCAACAGTATCCGTTACGCAGAAGTTCCAATCCGTAATGAGGAATACAACATCACGGGTCATGCAGACGGAATTGTTGAAGATGCAAACGGTCAACTTTTGATTGAGATCAAGAGTGTCGGCACTGGAACCATTAGATTTGAGGCTCCTGAGTTATTCGTACCTTACTCTAAGGGTGAAATAACCATAGATGAGTTATGGAATCGCATCCGTAAGCCTTTCCCATCTCACCTCCGCCAAGCAAACATGTATATGTTTTGCACGGGCATCCATGAACTAGCATTCATCTACGAATGGAAACCTACTCAGGATGTCAAAGAATTCAATGTCAAGTTTCAACCTGAAATTATTGAGAATATCCTTACTGGATGCGACACTGTTAACACACATCTTGAAGGTAAGAGACCACCTATGCGCCCAATGTGGGCGTCAGGAATAGACAACGCAACATGCAAGAAATGCCCATACAAAAACAAATGCTGGGGAGAAGATGATGACACGAATAATCAGATCAGTACCATCCAACGATCCGTTGGAGAGGTTCACGGACAAGTTCAGCCTTCCAGCGAGACCAGCGGAAGCGCCACCCGAGATACCGAGGGACCTAGACGGGTTATCAGACGCCGATCTGATGAATCTCTATAGAGAGTTCATGGGTTGGGTCTCCTACTCACAGGCTGAATTAGTCAAGGCTGAGATTGACGAAGACAAGCAGTCACATAAATGCCGACTATCTGAGTCCATGGTCCTTATTAGCCAGTGGAACTCAGCCGACAAGGCTGACCGAGTAACCTTGGCTAAAGCACGACGCGATGTAGACCCCGTGGTGGTTGCCCAACAGGAGGCATACCAAGTTGCTCGCGCATATCGTAAACTGGTACAGACTATGTTTGATACCTGTGAGCGAGGAGCACAACTCCTATCCCGTGAACTATCCCGACGCATCGGGCTTGGTAGCAAAGACAACCGAATAGCAAGGTACACAGCATGAGCGACATCTATGAATGGCTTAAGAATAAACAAACCATCAACACGGCGTCAGGCGTCTCTTATGATGTCACTAAGTTTGCCGAGGCGGTTCATCTAATTGAAACGCTCATGGCTGACCGTGACAAACTGGCTCAGGTCATTGCCTCCATGTACAAGTGGACTGACAAGAGTACTGATGACATCCTCAAGGCTTTTAAAAAGGTCTGACGGTGGCTAACCCCTCTAAACAAAAAGGTACATCGTTTGAGACGATGATTAAAAATTACCTCAATGAGCACGGCTTTCCTGATGCAGAGCGCACCCCACTCAAAGGTGGTGCTGACACTGGCGATATCAACGGTATTAAAAACCGAGTAACTGGTAGAAATGCTATTGTTCAATGTAAGAACCAACGGCAGTTCCAACTCAGTCAATGGCTTGATGCCACGGTAGAACAAGCCAAACAAAAGGGTGACGCTATTCCTGCTCTAGTAGTTAAACGACCAAATAAGGGAGTTAATTCACTAGGTGATACTTATGCTGTCTTACGCCTTGATGACCTTATAGAACTGCTTAAAGAGGCTAATTACTTCTAAGATAAGAGGGTTAAACAAACCCTTTTAAATTGGAGTACAAATGTCTCAAGAACTAAATGCGCCGCTAGAGGACATTATTAAAGTGTCAGGTAGCAGTAATCCCCAAAGCGTCGGTTCAATCGTTGCTCGTGCAGTTATTGCTAAACAGCAACCTAAGATTCGCGCTATCGGAGCATCAGCCGTTAACCAAGCCGTTAAGGCTTGCGCTATTGCCCGTGGTTTCGTTGCACCACGCGGTGTTGACCTTACCTTTGTCATAGGTTTTGATGACATTGAAGGCGAAAATGGTACTACAATAAGTGCTATGTCCTTCAAACCTGTAGAAAGGTAAATAATGGCTGATAACATTAACTTTAATACCTCTGAGGATGATTCCAGCCGACCTACTGGTTCTGCTCAATTTGAACGCATCCGCGGTGCAATCAATAGGAGTTCGCATTTCCTTTTGGGACGAAGCACTGTACCCAATGCCTCTCCCGTGGCACAGTTAGGCTCAGATGAAGAAATTCGTGCCCGACTTGCTGAGGGTCGTAGTGGTATTCCTGTAGATACTAGTGAAGCACTAACAGATACCGTAACGGGAGCAACTAGCGTACAAGGTGATGAACGGGCTGTAATGTTTCCAAAAGCATTGCGTAAAACCTCAATCCCAAGTTCGGAACCAAGATCACCCCAAACTAACGAGACGAGTCTTGTTGGTCCTGGAGTTCCTCGTATTGTTACCAGTCCACGAGTTGACCCAGTTCAGGCTCGTTCGGAAGATGCGGCTCTTTTTGAAGGAATACTTCGTGACCGAGCGGCGTTAGTAGACATGATGACAGACACTGGCGCACCTATTTACCGCGCACCACAGCGTTCTGAAGGCATGGATGCTGAAATGGTACAACAAGACAGAGCCGCACAGAATAGACTGAGAGAACTTACGCGAGATGTTCGTGATGCTGAGGGCAATGTAATTGACATGAAGGCTAAGCCTAAGGTTCAAGCCAATGATAAGCCTAAAGGACCAAACAAAGGTGGTCGCCCTAAGAAAGACACCACCCCAGCACCTAAGAAGGCTGTTGGTCGCCCTAAGAAAGAGACTGCACCTAAGAAGGCAGTCGGTCGTCCAAAGAAAAATAAGTAAATAAAAGGCTAACAATATGGCACCGCTAGACCCACCCTCATGGGATGACATGCTGGACAACTTGGGATACTCAACTGATGAAGATGATGATCTTTACTATGTAAGAAAAGCATCTAAAGATAAAAGCAAAGTTAAACCCAAAGTTAAAGATTATGAATGGGACGATTACGACTGATGGCAAAGAAAACATACCGACCTGACCCCCGTAATGAGTTCCTCAAGCGAGGAACTAAAAAACCACGCCCTGTGGAGCCTTTCGGTGGCGGTCAAGGTGGCATGTTCACTGGTACATCTCCGGGATTTGGTGGCTAGTGGCTACCTCATTTGCCAACTGGCAGTCCCCATCATCTAGCCCTGAATCAGGGATGGTCTCGGGAACGGGTCCAACGCCCGTATTCCGTAGCGCCAAAGATCAACGAATTTCTGCATTTGGTGTCGGTCCTGACACCCAATACCCTGATGGGTATCTTGGGACCATGTCCAGCAACCGCCGTCAGGACAAACTAACTAACGCCGCGGTTCGTGCCAATCAGCGGGCATACTCCCGCGGAGTTCATAAGGGAGAGCGGATTAATGCTGGGGATTACATTTGGCCTCAAGAATTTAATCTTTTAACTGGAGTCATGCTTGAATCTAAGGGTAAGAAGTTTGCGCCCCCAGGAGCAGAACCAGTCCGATTGACTAATGACGGTAAGGCAGGACCTCGCGGTATTCCGCGTGGTTTAGAGCGCCCCGACAAGCAAATTATAGATATGCAACGAAGAAGCATGCTAAAATCACTTGCACCAATGTGGAAGTAAACACATCCTAAGGAGTAATTATCATGGCAAAAGTAATGCGTGGCGTCCATCGCCGTAACCGTGAACATGGACAAGCATGGGGAACCTCAGTAAATGCACCTGCCTATGGTGGCAGTCAAGCCTATTTTGGCGACGACTATGAACAGGGTGACAGTATGTACGATGAGGCTTGGGGTCCTGTTGAATCACAGGCTGAAGCCATTGCTATGCAGGGTTACATGACCGCACAGACTCCTACTGGTCCGTCATACCCAGTGACCAGCAAAAAAGACTGTGACTGCGGTACGCCTAACTGCGACTGCAAGTAAAACACCATGGAAGTCATTAAAGAACTACAGCCACTTGCTGGTGGAAGTATGGGTAGCGGTGGTGGCTCTAAGAAGCCACCGACCACTCCCAACGACCGCGATAACTCAAGTGGTGACTGGCGTGAACCACGACAGTGGGATGAGCGTTCGTTAAACCCGCGCCAAGGCCATTTCCGTACTGGTCATGTTGAATCTAAACAACAGAATTACTATGACCAAAAAGGACCTAAGACACAGAATTACTATGACCAGTTAGGTAACTACTGATGGACGGGCAATCATTAAACCCAAGGCGCAAGACAGACCGTTACGCGCATAACACGCGTATCAGTAAGCAAGATGAGTACTATGGTACTGGTGACTGGGACGACGACATGGACCCTGACACACGCCGTAGTGTTATGAACAGGATGTCAAACCGACGAGATTTGGAAGACGATTACTAGAGCATGACCCAATTAAATGGACCACAATTCCAACGACCGCGTCTTAAATCAGTACCTGCTGATCAAATCAGCGATGACTTCAAAGCCGTAGGCGAAGCCATTAAAGGCGTTGTACATGACAAGTTTAATAATCAACCTAAGCAAAGACCTACACTTAAGACTAAGGAGAAATAGCCATGGACTCACAGGCTAATCAACCAAAGCGTAAGACAGACCGCGAATCACATAACAAGCGATTAAACGATCTTGCGAAACGAACGGGAACGCGCGGTGGTCCCGGAAAATTAGTGCGTAATGAAACAGTTGAAGATAAAAATAGTGGATGGTATTTACAACTTTAGTTAGTACTAGAGATTGAGAACTAATGGCAAAACCTTGGCAATCCCACGAAGAGTTTCTCGTTGATCAGGCTCTAGAAGCCGCGATTAGCGACCCCAAAACTATTCGTGAGATTCGCCCTGCACATCCACAAGTATTATTCCCTGAGACACGAGGCATGGTCAAGATGGTCGCTGGTATCAATGACATCCTCTCTATTAACCGCTACGCCGCGAGCAACCGCTCGTGGCTCTCAGGAATGCCCGTACGACGCACAGAACTCGCCTCAGGCGAATGGACAGGTACTGGGCGTTATTCAATGGAGTCATTAGGATGAGCGATTACTTTAACCAAAGTAATAATTACACTGCCACTAATAACAATAGTCAGCGTAAAAACTATCAAGGTTCAATGCCTACTACTAACTATCTGTTACCTGCTACCTACAGGCAAAGAAACATAGAATTTCCTAAATCCGCAGGTTTCACCCAATTCACACCAGTTAACTCAGGAATAAAGCATGACTGGTCAGGTTCAAAGATGGACATTCCTGAGTTTAAGGTACTTAATCAATTAGGAAAAGGTCTTAGTCGCTTGGCAAATGCTAGGCGGTTCTCACCGCAAGAAGAAGATGACGATGATGGTTCTACTGCGGCATCAACCCCAAATGCTGGTCTACCTAATAACCCAGCACCACAACCAAATCAACCAATTAACCCAAACCCACCAGTACAACCCCAACCAGCGCCTGCACCAGCGCCTGCACCAGCGCCTGCACCAGCACCAAAGCCTGCACCAGCACCTGCACCAGCGCCTGCACCAGCGCCTGCACCAGCACCAAAGCCTGCACCAGCACCTGCACCAGCGCCTGCACCAGCACCAAAGCCAAGCGCCCCAACACCAACACCATCCCCTGCGCCAAGGACTAGACCCGATGGTTCTCCGATTCCACCATTTCCTAAGTTTGATTCAGGGGCACCTACCCCAGCAGGTCTACCACGACGACAAGTCGTAAAGCGCCCGTTGGGTGGAACACCACAAGAACAACCTGCGGAGAGTACACTCGGTCGTAGACTCACTAAACCATTAACACGCCCCACAACAAGAACACTAGGTCGTGGTGGTCCTGCAACCGCTCGCCGTAGCCGTGAGTCAATTGCCTCAGCAGTTGCCGACGCAATGTCTCGTTCGCTAGGCCAGGGGGACACCACGGAAGACCAATCATCGGGTAATGTAGGGGATATGAATAAGCCTTTAACCAAGCCTTTAACCAAGCCTTTAACCAAGAGGCTCCCCTCTGAGTCTCGTCAAACACCATCCTCATCCGCGGGTGGTCGTAAACCTTCAACGAAAAGGAACCGCTATGGCAGTTAACTCCTCACGATCAATGAATGAAGACCTCCAACACGGCATCAATGACGGTGTCTTTAAAAGCCTCCCACCCGACCGCGGTGGCGAGGTTGAAATGCAAGATGTCCGTGAACGCGCCATGATGCTTCAGGCGCAGTACGACATGAATGACATCAAGATGGCTGTCGTTCAAACCGCACAATACAACTGATTTAACTATCTGTAACTAATAAGGAGAACAATATGCCCCGTCTTTTGACATGCCAGTCTTGTGGAACCATGTACCGAATGAAGGACTATGAAGGTCCTGCTGAGTACGACATGGAACTCATTGAGTTATGTCAGCGTCATTTAGGTCAGGCTTCTAACCCCGACCCCGATGCTCATAAATCCATGATTCTCCGTTGTGACCAAGCCACATGGGAAAAACTCGGTGATGAGACCCAAGTCAAAAAAGAGTTAATGAAGAACGAAATTGAAGTGCGCGAGGTGCGCGACGACCTTAAGGTAGAGGCTCTCAAGTGCTTCAGTCGCCACAACCGCCCAGCAGGTATGTGCATTGATTACGAAGACGACAGCAAGACCATTGGTCGCAAGATCGGTATCCCAAAGACTCAACGACAATATCTCTGCCATTACTGCCCAGCGCAAGAGTTTGTGACCCACAAGAATCGTACCGCTAAAGGGATGTATGATTCGTGATCATCTTCCACTTTGATGCATTAGCCACCAAAGCCCCAACCTTTGGTCAGCGTCAGCCGAGCATGGAAGGTCGGCGCCTTTGGGACTCGTTTTTCCACAAATACATGGGTCGCGTTTATCTCGTTGCTGACGCAGACGACGACATTGAAATGGTTAAGACATGGCTTAAGCGAGAGGGTTATAAGGTCTCTGCTATCTATCAAACGACCGACCTCGTGCGTGATGGTTCAACACCTAGAGCCGAAGCCGTATGGACAATTGCCTCAGCATTAGGTCGCCCACACTTCTATATAGACACCGACCCCGAGACCTGTGCCTATGCCGTTAAGCAGGGCATCACAGCCCTCCTGATGGCTGTTCCCCAATTCATGCGCCCCGAGTTCCATACCCCCAACAGCATCCGAGCATGGGATACTGTGGTGGATGAACTTGACGCTCAGGCGCTCAAAAAGTCTGAAAGGACATGGGGTGACATATGAGGGTATTCTTTGGTGGAGCCGAGAAAGGCTCACACCGTCGCATCCTTGAGAAAGCCGATGTCATACGGTTTGGGGTCAATCTAACCCACTTCCCAATCCCTAAGACTAAGGAGTTAGTCCTATCTGAGGTGTTCACGGGTGAGACCCTGATTTACACCAGCGAGAACGACGAAGACATCAACCGCTTTGACGACTTCTTACGGCAACATGAACATAACATCACCACCGTTATCGGGCGCCCCGATTATGACGGGACATGGCTTGGAGATAAATACATTCCGGTGTGGTCTGACGGCGAAGACCTAGAAAGATTGGCATTCTTATGTCAGCGTTATGGTCGCGTGGCTATTTCTGACAAGGCGATTAATGGTAAGAACATACCCCGAATCCGATCCCTGTCCCAGCGTTGGGGTGCCGACCTCTACGGTCTAAC